GTAATTGCTGCCTGAGTTAAAAAGCCGGCGCCGAGGGCACCGCTGCTTTTTCCAAAGATCCCGCCAATCGTCGCAGCAGCAGCTGTGGCAAGTGCCGCAGTGTTTTGTTCTGCAACCTCAGCAACATCAGCTGGAGATATATTGGTAATCGACCCATCAGCAAACCGGTCAATCAGATAACCAACCAATCCGCCTTCAGCCGCCTCATAGTTGATCGAGTCAGATACTGCATATCCTGACGGAACATAGAGTGTGACCGATTGTCCTGTGGGATTTGATCGAAGTGCACTACCTAGATTATCGTACACCGGTCTCTGCGTCGAGAACGTCATAAACGGTGAATTGTCGACAGCAAGATCCTGTGGATATCGCAAATCGGATACCCCAACATGGTTCTGTTCTCGTCTTTGTACTTCTGATGTTGACATAGGAGATAAATACTGCAGTTATAGAAACGTGTCTGTATTATTTATATGGCTTATCGCGGTAAATTCACACCAAAACATCCCGAAAAGTATGTCGGTGATGTCAAGAACATCGTCTATCGTTCTTTATGGGAACGTAATACCTTTCGATGGATCGACACTCAAAGTTCAATTGTATATTGGAACAGTGAGGAAATTGTCCTGCCCTATGTCTGTGAGACCGACAATAAGGTACATCGATACTTCATGGATCTATGGTTTCAGACAAAAGAGGGTAAGAACTACATCATAGAGATCAAACCCAAAGGTCAGACAAAACCACCCAAGACTCCACAACGCAAAACACGTCGATACATCAAGGAATCCCTTACATATGTTAAGAATCAGTCGAAGTGGAAGGCTGCATCAGAGTTTGCGCTTGATCGTGGTTGGAAATTCGAGGTCTGGACAGAAGACACTCTTAAGTCACTTGGTATCAAGATTCTGAAGTAAAACCCTATAAATAGTATCATGACGATTAGAACATTTAGAGACTACCTGTTTGAACAGAGAGGTGATAAAGGACTCACGATATTTGATATCGACGAGACTTTGTTTCGCACGAACGCAAAAGTCGATGTCGTAAAGGACGGCAAGGTCGTGCGATCACTCAACAATCAGGAGTTCAACACATATAAACTCATGCCGGGCGAGGAGTTTGACTTTCATGAGTTTAAGTCTGCAAGAACGTTTCAGAAGACATCGACTCCTATAGGCAATATGATCGGCAAGATGAAGGCGATTCTACGCAATGCAGTCAAGAGAGGATCTCGTGTTATTGTTGTTACTGCTCGAAGTGACTTCGACAACAAAGAGGTTTTTCTGAATACCTTTCGTGCACACGGTATCGATATCGATTCGGCGTATGTTGAACGTGCAGGTAATCTTGGTCTTGGATCTCCGGCAAAAAACAAACGATTCATCTTTCATAAGTATCTTAAGTCGGGTGATTATGGAAGAATACGATTGTTCGACGACAGTAGACAAAATCTGAATACCTTTATGTCATTACAGAAAAAATATCCTGATGTCAAGTTCGAAGCATGGCTTGTGAACGAAGATGGATCAACGAAGAAGTTTACGAACTAATGTCACTCTTTACAGAACTACAAGCAGCAGCATTTAGAGAGGGTCTTAATCCTCGTACTAAGAAGGCCCGTGAGTGGTTTCGCAAGAAGGCACGTGGACTGACCGATATTAATAAGTTGGATCTTATCTCTGACGATCGACTGACGCAGAGAAATGCGCCTCGTGCTGGTAAGATGTATTTTTTCTTCTATGATCCTAAGACCAAACAACAACTGCCGTACTACGATACGTTTCCTCTGATTCTGTATGTTGAACCCGCACAGGGTGGGTTCTATGGTCTCAATTTACATTATCTGCCACCAGCTGCTCGAGCAAAGTTATTCGATGCACTTCTCGATACGGCAAACAACAAGAAGTTCAATGACTCGACACGACTGAACATCAGTTATTCGATTCTCAAAGGAACCGCAAAATATTCGGCATTTCAACCGACGTTTAAACATTATCTTTCTGGCCAGGTAAAGTCAAAGGTTGTCGAGGTCGATGCACCAGAATGGCCGATCGCAATGTTTCTGCCGACCGAGTCGTTCAAGAAGGCCGGTACACGAACTGTCTGGTCTGACTCAAGGAAAATGATATGAGCAGTATCGACACACTTAAGTCGACGTTCTCTTCTGGTTTTGCTCGATCGAATCGATATCGTGTGATCTTTGAAGGTGCAGAATATGATCCTCGTGATCTTGATGTTATGTGCGATGCGGTGACTCTACCCGGCCGACAGATCTTTACCGAAGATAAAACAACATCACTGAAACAGAAAAAGATTGGTTATCAATTCGGACAAGAAGACGTGTCAATCTCTTTTCTTCTGACAAACGAATGGACTGCATGGAATTTTATCTACGATTGGCAAAAACAGATCATCGTCGGAATCGAGAATGTTGAAGGGCCTTTTAATGTTGGATTTCGAGAGGAGTACTCAAGAGATACGGTGATCGAACATCTGAACTCAAAAAACGAGACAGTTAAAAGATTTCGACTGATGAATTCGTATCCGACACAACTCGATGCAATCGAACTGAGTAATGCTTCAGAAAATGAAGTGATTCGTATAAACGCAACATTTGCATATGACAACTGGAAAATTGATGGAGAATAATTATGGGTCTTCCTAAACTGAATACACCCACCTATGAATTGACGATTCCTTCCACAGGTAAGACGGTGGCCTATCGCCCATATCTCGTGAAGGAGGAGAAGATCCTGATGCTGGCATTGGAGTCGGGTGACGAGCGTCAGATGATTCGTGCGATTCGTGATGTCATCTCGGCCTGTACGAACGACGAGATCGACATGAATCGTATCGCGATGTCCGACATGGAATACATCTTTACGCAGCTAAGATCAAAGTCCGTCGGCGAGACCGTACAGATCGGAATGAAGTGTTCGGAATGCGAGGCATCGAACGAGACAGAGTTGAATCTCGAGAACGTACGTGTCAGCAGTCCCGAGGACATTTCCGATACGATCGAACTGACAGATACGATCGGTGTAAAGATGAAGTATCCTTCGGTAGACAAGGTGCTCAACTCGACCAATGATAACAATGAGAATGTCAGTACGGTCGATCGAATTTTTGATCTTCTAATCGACTGCATCGATTCTATCTATTCGGGTGAAGAGTTGTTCGACGCATCGACTCAACCTCGAAAAGAGATTACTGAGTTCATCGACTCGTTGAACGCCGAACAGTTCACTCGTGTGCGCCGGTTTGTGGAAAACATTCCGACGGCGCAGATCGACGTATCCTTTAAGTGTAAAGAATGCGGTCATAACAACGACTCAGTCCTTCGAGGTCTGGCTAATTTTTTCGGATAACCCTTTCTCATGATAACGTTGTGAATCACTATAAGACAAACTTTTCGATGATGCAACATCACAAGTATAGTCTCAGTGAACTCGATGAAATGATGCCATGGGAGAGGGAAGTTTATATCACGATGCTCGTGAATCATATACAAGAAGAGAACGAACGTCTCCGTCATAAAGGCAATCGATAACCATGGATAAAATCTCAGACGTCACTCAAGAGATGCGAACATTAAACGAGTCTGTACTCGAACTTAATGTTAAATCCGAACACACGTTAGGATTCCTTGAATCTATTGACAGCAACCTATTTAATCTTTCTAACTTTTTGTTTGACGATAGTCAAAGTTCTCTTGAGGATCGTAGAGAACAACAACGTCAAAATGAAAGAATGTTAGCTGCTCTTGAAGGTCAAGGCGCGGGTGGTGGATCTGGCAAAAAATCTGGAAAAAAAGATGACAAAGAAGGCGGTGGTCTTCTTGGCGGCCTCGCTGGCGGAATTGGCGGTGCAGTTGTCGGATTCGGGCGAGGAATGGCGAGTCTTGGCCCTCTTGCTCCTAAGATAGTTCTCGGCGCGGGTGCGATTGGAACGGCGATCGGACTGATCGGTGCCGGTATCGCCGGCGCGGCGTGGTTGACCGGCAAGGCATTTCCTACATTTGTTGAAGGACTCAAGTCTTTCGAAGACGTAGACGGAAAGAGTCTCGAAGAGTCGGGTGATGGACTCAAATCACTAGGTATTGGTATCGCCGCTTGGGGTGGTGGTCAGATATCAGCAGGTGTCGGCAATCTTGTCAGCGGTATATTCGGTGATGGCATGGACGACATGGTGAGTCAACTCGAAATGTTCGGTCAGGCCGAGATAAACACCGAAAACGTAAAACGCAATGCAGAAGCGATGTCCGCTTTTGGCAAGGCAATGGCAGCCGGAGGTGCTGGTACTGCCGTTGGTGGTATTGGAACATTTGTGTCGGGTGTTGTTGGTGGAATCGGAAACTTCTTCGGCGGCGGTGATGCAGATCCTCTAAGTCAGTTAAAAGAATTTGGTGAGACTGACATCAATGCAGAAAATGTAAAACGCAACGCTGAAGCAATGACGGCATTCGGCAAGGCAATGGCCGCCGGTAGTGCTGGTACTGCTGCCGGAGGCATCGGAACATTTGTAAGTGGAGTCATGGGAGGCATCGGTGAGGTATTTGGTGGTGAACAGACCGATCCTTTAAGTCAGTTGAAGTTATTCGGCGCGACTTCCGTAAATCTGGAAAACATAGAGAACAACGCAAAGGCGATGAGTGCATTCGCCAAGGCGACTTCGATTGGAGCGGCGGGTACTGCGGTCGGAGGTATCGGAACGTTTGTATCCGGTGTGTTTGGTGGTATAGGTGAAGCGTTCGGCGGTTAACAATCTGATCCACTCAGTCAACTGAAGTTATTTGGCGAAACCGCAGTCAATCGAGACAATGTTGAAAACAACGCAAAGGCAATGACAGCATTCTCTGGTGCAATGGCACTAGGCGGTGCAGCAATGGTACCCGGCGGAATCGGTACGTTTGTTAATGGCGTCATGGGCGGTATTGGTGAGTTCTTTGGCGGACAGAGTTCTGATCCTATCGGCGAACTTATGCGATTTGGCGAAAGAAGAGTCGACAGAGACGCGGTTGAAAACAATGCAGCTGCGATGAAGGCCTTCAGTTCGGTAATGCCCGACGGTGCAGCAGCTACTGCTGCGACTGGAATGGGAACATTTGTGAATGGACTCGTTGGTGGTCTTGGTAAACTATTTGGTGGTGAAGATCCTATAGATCAACTTCAAAGATTTGGTGAACGAAGAGTCAATCTGGAAAACGTTCAAAACAATGCAAAGGCGATGGCCGCGTTTTCCAATGCCCTTTCCGGTATTCGAAGTGTCGACACCACAGAAGCGCTCTCAATGTTAGGTGACAACATGGGAGTTGCGATTCCTCTTATTGACGCTCTTGCAAATGGAGGAAAATACAATACGTCAGGTTACGGAAAATCCGACTTTGGTGAAGGTATACTCGACCCTTCACTTAACCTCGATCAAGTGGCCGAAAAAATAAAACAAGCTCGGGTGGTCTTTGAGGGAGAAGCTAGTGATGCTGGTATATCTGAGTTGAGTACCGATCGTCGACCAAGTGGTCAACTTAATACTGCAGCGGCAGAAAGACAGAATCTTCAAGGACAACAGTCTGGAGGCGGTGCTGTCAATGTTCAGAGTAACACTTCGAACAACGTGACGAACAACAGTCAGACTGTCGTGAAACCAGTGGAAGGCCCCACGCGACCACCAAGAACCGCAAAAGATACTCAGTTCGCGGCCGCTCCATAATAAAAAAAACCCCTCCATTGCAGAGGGGTTTCGATTCTTCTTAGACTGCCTTGGGCAATCTACCCGACCGTAACTCACTTATCGCGTAAGCATGATCTTTCTTGTACTCTACCCGTGTCCATGATTGGAGAGCAGAATCTTTCCGTCTTTGAGGACTGATTGACACCGCTTCCATCAGGATACGGCCGATATTATCTCCAGCC